CTATTATTTCCTCAACAAATTCTTGAATCCAGTGTGTGACCTATTAGATCCATTGTATGAGAATGTGAAGGAAGAAATCTTTGGTGAAATTATCAATCAACACAAACCACCAAAACCAAAGAGAGAACCAGCTTTGAGTACCATGAAAAAAGATGATCTCATTGCCGAATGTAAGCGTCTTGGTTTAGAAGAAACCGGAACCCTTGCCATTCTGAGGTCTCGCCTTAAGGAGGCTAGAATGAAAAAGGAAGAATCGGTTGAAGACTTATTTAAAAACTACGAGCAAGCTATTACTAAGAATGAGTCTATATGATAAGATTACGAAACTGGTAGATGAAGAATTGGAGCATCGTGTTAATTCTATTTTAAATGACTATGCCGAAATCCTTTCCAAGAAGCATGGCATTTCACTTGATGTTCTTTTGAAAGATCTACCAGAAACATATACTAGTACCACATGTAAAGGTACAAAAGCGAACGGTCAGAGGTGTACATTTAAGGGACTTTACGGTGGATATTGTTCTAGACACGCAGCTCAGGGTGCACGTATAAACCATAATAAATCTCTTTCAAGTACAAATCTCCACACCCATGGTCCAGAGAAGGTTTATGACCCATGTTGTCCAGGTTGTATGTCTGGGACAGGGCTTAGAGATTTGGGTATCTAATATGGTAATGAGCAAAAACGATATTCTACTAAATTCTATCAACAATTTTTACGACAATGATAAGAATAGATCTACACTACTAACTATATTGGATAAAACGAGTGGTATCTCTCTCCGAAATTTGGAATGGTTTATCACAAACTACGCAAAGAAGAATCATACATCATATACAACAGGTGACGGAAAGTTATTCACGGTACATTGTGCGTACAAGTCAAGTCTCAATGGTTACAGTAAACAATTGTTTGATCCATTTTGTAGATCACAAAAGTTTTCATATGTTGTACCAGGTACATCTCATGAAATTCAAACGACATTGGCTCAATTAAATTTCATCAAATGGTGTATCAAAAATAACATTATTGACTACATTTCGGATAATAGAGATTCTTTGTTTAGTAAGCAACTGACATGAAACCTCTGTCAAACACAAAAGTTTGATATCCAGTGTAATACATGTTCAAAGAGAAAGTTTGTGTAGATATATCTACAGAATCTGTGTCTAATGTAACTTCTATGTTAGTCTTATCGGATTGTATTTGACTAAAGTCCAAGTTCCCCGATGGTTCCACATTTATCGGATTCATCGAGAAACTATATGTGTAAATATTCCTAATTGGTCTTGATAATCTCGTGTGATAAGGTACAAGATATTTGTAGTATTCGTGACCAGTCTTTGTCACATTAGGAAGCCTGTTGCCGTTTATGTAAAAACTGGCATTTTTCATTATAGGAGACAAAGTTGTGTCTTCTCCTTGGAAGTCTAGCTCTGACGAAAAGTTAAATCTATTTTGATACAGATGTTCGCCACCCGATCCAGTACCTTCAGCGTCATCGGCATCTTCAAAAATTGTATTTCTTATGAACCAATGAATACATTTCACCGGAATATTTGGGACGAGATTATTCCTGATCACATCTATGTTAAGATCGCTTACAATACTTGGATGTTTTATCACCAAATCTGTAACCATTGTCTGTTTCACGGATGCGAGAAATTTTCTCTCTTCGGGACTTACAGTGATTTCTTCAGTTACAATATTGAATGATGGAAGTGTAATGGTGTCAGCGGTATTTGTGAAAAATGTTTGTTTGTGAAACTCAAATTCAAACTCAATTTTCTGCCGGTATATAGAACAAACTGGAAAATACGGTCTGTTTGGTTTATTTGTACCGTACTCATCACTTGCAAATTTACGTGTAAAGAAGAAGTGTAAAGGTATCACAAGATCTGAGTCGTATGCGGCAACCCCTGTTTTACCCGGTGCACCATCAAAACCGATGTTTCTATTTACAAGAAATCTATTTGCTACTTTTTCAGATATTTCTAAATAAAGATCGTCATAAATAATTCCCCAATCGTCATGTATTTTCTCAACTTCGATGTCGTCAACATACATTGTAACACTTTTGAGAATGTGCCTTCCTAGCTGATCCGCGTAGTTTTTTGTAGCGTAGTCACTAATACCAGGCATTGTTATACTCAAGTACATGTTACTCAAAAGATCTCCCATATTCATTGGATTAAATTGAACTTTTACGGTTTCACCAAATGGCCAGGTTGTTTTTGTTCCTGGATTTATGATATTTCGATTTCTGTGGTACTTTCTAAAATCTGAGTGTCTCTTATCTGTGGTATATTTAAAGAAGGATTCTTCTGGATCATCAGAAAGCAAGTACGTGTCTTGCTTTCCGATAGCTTTGAGCGAAATTTTCGCAGCTTCACCCATACCTACTATTGCTTACATATTTTTAATATCAGTTTTCCACATGTCAATGTGACTTGTATTTTTCATAACTTCCAGTTCTTCTCTCGCCTGTTTGGATTCTTTGAGGAGTTCCTTGACACATTCTTCCGTGTATTGAACAGTCTTGATATTAAGAAGGTAGTCATATGTTCCGTTAATTTTGGGGAAGATACCAGCCAACTGTCTCTCAAGATCATCTTTCTTACGCTTGAAGACAATAATGTCACCTTCAATAACCATTGTCACAAACTTTGACTTGTACCCGCACATCTTGGATCTTACTTCAAGCACCTTGATAAGATGTTCTCTTCTCTTCTTGTAGTGATCAAGTCGGAGATCCACAAAGTCTTTGAGGATTTCTTCGGGAGAGTTGTACTTGTAGATACCTTTGATTGGGTGGAAGAGGTGCATGTTGGATGTATGGAAACTCTTTCTCAACTTGAGATCTTTGATCAAGTCTTTGCCATTGTAACCAATAATTTCAAAATCAACATCTTCTGTTGTAGAGTTGTTTGTAAAGTTTGTAATGACTTTCTTTTCCACGAGGGTGTCTAAGTACTCCTTGTAGTCTTGAGTCCAACGTCCCGGTGGTAACTCAGTAACCTTAAGGCGAGATCCAGTGTCTCTCCAAACACCTTCTGTGATCCAAGTACCATCTTCTTTGAAAACCTTACCCTTGAAACCTCTGAACCAAGGTGTCATTTCTTTGAAAGACATACCACTCAAAGCTCTTCCAATATTCTCCTTGATGTCCTTGGGGTTGAATGGTGGGACATAGCAACTGAAACCCGTACCAATACCCTCTGTTCCATTCACAAGAACCATTGGGAGTGTTGGCATGTAAAAGTCTGGTTCAATGGAGCGACCATCATCATCAAGATAGTTGAGAATTGGGTCGTCCCGGGGATCAAAGATCTTGCGAGCCTCCTTGGTCAACTTTGTGAAAATGTACCTCGTTTGAGATGCATCCTTACCACCCATGAGACGAGTACCAAACTGACCACATGGCTCAAGGAGATTGATATTGTTTGACCCTGTATAGTCATTCGCCAACTTGACGATCGTATCTGCGAGGGACACTTCACCGTGGTGGTACGCAGACTTATCAGCAACATACGCCGCCAATTGCGCCACCTTCATTTCATCCTTGAGATTCTTGTGGAAGCAGGCATACATGACTTTCCTCTGCGAAGGTTTGAGACCATCTGCCATGTGTGCAATGGAACGCTTCAAGTCCGCCAAGCTGAAATTGACCAAGTCTTTACGAACAAAGTTTGTAATGCTCAAGTTCTTCACAGATCCGTATGGAACTTCCAATTCTTTTGGGTCCTTAGCTGTACTCTCCAAGAGCCACGACTTTCTGTCATCAGCCTTCTTTTTGTCAAAGGCGAGAACGATGGACTTGTCTGTCATGATATCCATGTCAAACTTCACAGTCAGGTCTTGAATCTTCTTGAAATACTCTCGGGCTTCTGCGGAAGTTGAGGTACCCAAACCCTTGTAGTATTTGATCTTCCACCCGGGTTGTCCGTTGCCATACCAAGCTCTAAAAGCAGAGTCAGTGTAGAATGACTTTGATTGACCACCCTTTGTAGCCTTGATAATTGGCGTGACCATTGAGACTACAAAGCCCAACTTGAGGAGACTTGGCCAGAAGTAGTGAATCATATTGAGAATGAGACCCTTGATATGGGAACCATCATTATCCGCATCAGTCATAATCATAAGACGACCGTAGCGAAGTTCAGAAACATCTTGGTAGTCCTTACCTTGTTGAAGACCCAAAATCTTCTTTAGATCATTGAACTCTTGGTTTGATGTGAGTTGTGCCACCGAAGCATCGCGGACATTCTTACATTTACCACGAAGTGGGAACACGCCATAGTGATCTCGTCCAACCACTGAAAGACCCGCAACTGCCAAAGTCTTCGCTGAATCACCTTCTGTCAC